GCAGAAATCCGGCGGGCCAAACAGGCATGAGCGTGCTCATCGGCGGGCCACCTGCGGCGTTGTGCCGTAACGCGCCTTTTGCTGACGATCATATCTGCCGCGCGCCATCTGCTTGCCGACGGTGATCGCGATGATATCCTCGCCGTCCGGGCCAGTCGTCTGCTGCGCCTCGATCTGATCTGACCCATAGTTGTTGATCTGCACCTGCATCGCGCGATTGTTGCTGGTCGGACCGGCGCGATTGCCGTCATCCGCCCGCGCCCAGGCCGGGGCCGATGACCCAACGCCCACAAATCCACCATCGGCAAAGGGCATGCCGCGCCCGCCGATGGCTGCGACCAGCCGATCAACCGGCACACCAGCATTGATCAACTCCAGAAGCGGCAACGCCCGAGCGGTCGCGGCGGCATTGACCACATATTCGCCGTTGCTCAGCCAGGCCGGGATCGCGTCGTCCCGTGGTCCGCCAGGACCGGAAATATATCCACCATCGGCCTTGGCGAGGATGCTGCCCCCCAGCAAATCCGTCACCAATGCGCCCAGCCCACCGCTGCCGCCCTGGCCATTCCAGATCATGTCCCAGACCGACGAAGCCGCCATATCGGCAAGTTTGGACAGAACGGTGTCCAGTGCATCGACCCAAGTCATGGTCTGGTTGGCAAGACCGACGAAAAGCGACTTCCCGGTTTCCCCGATGGCATTCTGCGCATCGCGCACCTTTTCCAGCGCAGACTCTTCGGCGACGCGCGTGCGGATCAGCGTCTCGACGGCGGCGCGTTCGGCCAGCGATGCCTTTGCCAGCGCCTCAGAATTGCGCAGCATCTCCTGTTTGACCGGGTCGACCTCCCGCAGGATCGCCAACTCGCGCTGCTGCGCTTCGATCAGCGCCAGAACGCCACTGGTCTCGGCACCCTTTCCGCCGCCGCCCTTGGCCTTTTCGGCGGCGAAGGATGGCGCCTTATAAGACGTGCCCGGATTGTCGCCATAGCCCAGGGTGACCTGCGCCGCCGCAGCGGCGGCAGCCGCCGCCTCGGGCGAACCAATGGCATAAGACAATCCGGCATCGGCGGTCTTTTTCGACGCACCAGCCGCCAGACCCATCAGGCCCAAAGCATTCTGCATCGACACGCCCAGGCTCGAGGCCAGCAGCATCGCTGCATCGGCGGCATCGCTGATCCCCGCCGCCATGTTGACCGAGGCGATGCCCTGTGCGGCGTCCCAGCCGCGCATCAGCTCATCCGCCTCTTTGCCCGCGATGCCTTGTGACGCGAGCAGCGCCACTTGCGTCTCGCGCTCGGCCGCCGCGCGGGCATAGGCCACTTCAAGACTGTCAGCGCCGTATTTCGCCGACAGCTCCACGATCCGCGCCTGGGTGGCGTATTGGTCGCGCAGCTGGTCTGTGGCCGTGCGCTGCGCGGCAATCCGGTTGCCCTCGGCCAGGGCCAGTTTGACGGCCTCGCCCGTCCGCATTGCCGCTGCCTGCAAGCCCTGACGATCGATGCCCAGTTCGGTGATACGCGTCTCGACCGCCGCCATGGCCTGACGCTGCTCTTCGGCGCGCACTTCCACGCTTCGTTCGCCATAGACCAGCTTCAGGCGGGCCAGCTCGTTTTCTTGACGTGCGGCTTCGATCAGAGCATTCGCGTCGCGAATTGCCTCTCCGGTTCTTCCATCGACGGAACGTGGCGCCGGTCGATCGGCAACCGTCGGCCCACCCATCCGGGTGTTTTCAATACCGGCCGCGCGGGCGTCTTCGACAGACCGAATAGCCAGATCAGCAGACATCGCGGCCCGCTCGGTCCGCTGTTTCATCACTGCAAGCAGCTGCTCGTTCAACAGCGCGAGAATGTTCGTCTCGTCTTGGGTACGCTTACCGTCCATGCTGGAGGCTTGCGACCATTCATCGCGCAGAGTTTTCAGGGCACCGATCTGCGCCTCAATCCGCTGTGCCTGGTCAGAAATCATGTCCGAGTCGCGCAGCGTCCTGAATGCCGCCTGAATGCCCCGAACGGTATCCCAGGCGCTTTGCTCCCAGGTATTCAGGCCGAGCCGATCAATAAGGTCTTTCTGGTTGGCGAAATCGTCGTTGAAGAGATTGATGCCAATTGCTTCGCGAACAGCGCCGCTCGCCGCTGAAACTTGCTTGCTGGCCTTCCACGCCTCGAATTGAGCAATCTCCGCCAGAAGCGAACGGGCCTCGGCGGTTGCTTCGCCAAACTCCTTTTTCAAATCCTGCGTCGGCCGAGCTGCCGCACTCGCTGCGGCACTGTAGGCGCGGGTTTGATTGGTCAGCGCCTCGATCGCATCCTTCGCGGTATCAACACTCTGAGAGGTGCCCATAAACGCTTGCACCCCATAGGCGCCCAATGCAATTGCACCGATCGTCAGCAGGTTCATCGGGCTGACCATGCTCAATAGCGACGATTTGATCGCCTGCCCAACCGACTGGCCTTTCTCGCGCATCAGGTCGAACACCTGGTTGACCTGCGTGCCCTGCTGCATCGCCAGCACCAGGGGATTTTGACCGGATGCCAGCATGACGCCGATGTCGTTAACCTGATAGCCCAGTTGGGCGACATAGGCGGTCGAACTTTGTGCCGCGCCGCCGATCTGGCGCAGGGCGGGTGCCATCCCTGCCGCTGCGCGTTCGCGTGCCGCCCCGGCTGCCGCCGCCGTCAGGGTGCCTTGGTGTTCGACATCATTGATCTCGCGCAGCTCCAGCTCGTAGCGACGTGAGGCCGCAAACAGCGGATCGAAACGGGCCTGTAGCTCGTCCAGGGCATATCCCCGCTTCAGCTCGGCCGCGATCGATTCCGACGTGCTGCTTGCGATGCCGGTGTTGGCCGCGATCATCCGCTGCATCGCAGTTTCGGCGCGCGCAATGGCCGCGCCGTTGGCGTCATAACCGGCGTTTGCGGTTTCGATCGTGCCGCGCAACTGGGTGACGGAGCGCATCAGCTGATCATGCGCCAGTGCGGCCTCGCGGGCGGTCAAGGCACCGATCTCTTCGGCCACCGTGATATTGCGCATTTCTCTCAGCGTCTCGACCAGATCGGCCTCAAGCGGGTTGATGGCCTGCCGGATGACATCGATGGCGCTGGCCCAGTCTTTGGCCGCATCCCCCGCCGTTGACGCATTGGCCGCCGCCGTCTGCGCCGAAGCACCAAGCCGATCGATGCCGCCTGCCGCTGACCCAGAGGCGCGGCCCGCCGCATCGGCCGTCTTACCAACCTGGTCGATCTCTGCGCGCAGAGCGGCCGCCTCAGCGCGGGCACGCTGCGCGTTCAGCTCGATCATCATACTGATGCGCATATCAGCCATGGCGGTTCATTTCCTCAACGGCACCCTCTTCGATGGTGCGCACTTCGTCCCAGACTTCGGGCGTCACCCTCAGCCCAGCCAGATCCAGGGCGGCGCGGGCAGCGGTGTAGTCGATGCCCAGCCAGATCACTTTCGCCCCCCAGTTCCCGGACAGGGCGACGCTGCGCCACTGCCCGGAAATCGCACACCAGGCGGTCCAGGCCGCCAGGTGATCGTGCCAAAGGCCCTCGTGCTGGGCCTCTGCATCAAGCGTCAGGGTCAGGGCCAGGCCGAAAAAGGCGGCGCTTTTGACGGCCTGTTCTTCGGGGCTGGGGGTGCCAGATTTGCGGGCAAAGTCACCGCGCGCCCAGCCACGGCCAGCCCAGATCAGTTTCCCCGGCGCAGACCCACTATCTCTTCGGCGTAGCTGCGCATGATGGCCTGGCGCACTGGCAAATCACTCAGCAGGCCTTTGCGGTTCTCGGGCGTGACCTCAAACGGCGCGTCGGTGCTGTCCACCAAGCCTTCCCAGCCCGTGAAAATCTGATCGAGGTAGGCATCTTGGCCCTCTTCGGTGTGGAGCACCCCCTGCAATTCCTTCAAGGTCTCGCGGTCCAGGGCAACAAAGTGGCCGACAAAGCTGTCGTCGGCGCTGTAGGCATCGCCGGGGAAAGCCACCTTTACAGTGGCTTTAAACGGGCGGTTTTTGATGATTTTCATGGGAGCTCCGATCAGGTGAAGGCGAGGGTGAACTGGTCATTGCCAGAGGTCGGCAGCGGCGTGAGTTTGAGCTTCCACTCAACGAGGCCGTCCTGCTCCTCCAGCCCATCGGGGCGCATGACCTGGGCGGCCGGAACCGACAGGGTGGTGATCTTGCCCGCACCGACCCCATGGACCAGAGAGACTGCGATCGGCGTGGCCGCCGCCGCCAGGGCAAACGGGTTGAAGGTCGCCAGCGCCACAGCCTCGATCTGCAGATCAATGCTTTCGGCGGCATCGGTGATCAGGATCTGTTCCGACCCCACCAGAAACCGCGGTTTGACCTCGCAGCCCGCATCGAAGGTGAAGGACCGCAAGGCCAGCGCGGTTGTCGCCAGCGTGAAGGTCGGCGTATTGGCCGAGCTGGCCGCTTGCGGGATCTGGGTCAGCTGCGTGCCCAGGGTGACTGCTGGTAGGCCCGACGCAGAGGGTTGAACGAAAAGACCCGTCATCTCGAACTTCAGGACGACAATGCCCTGCGCGTTCAGGGCGTAAGTGAAGGTGCCGCGCGCGCCCACAATCTTGAACAGCGTGCCGTCCACGTTGAAGTAGATCGTGGCCGATTTCTGAGTGCCGGAATGCGGATTGTAGGTTACCGATGTGGCCGCAACGATCACCTCAGCCAGTTTGCAGGCCTGCAACAGTGGACCATAGGCAGGCGGCGTCCCAGCCGCGCCCGAGCTCTTCGCCTCGACCTCGAAGGAAATCGACGCATGCAGGCCAACCGGAATGGTCGGATTGGCACCAAAATATGGGGTATCATGGCCGCGCTTGACGTCCGACCCCTTCATCGGCGTGATCTTGACGTTCTGCGCCAGGATCGCGTTGGCAGCGCCGGTCGGTGTGGGATCGGCGCTGTAGGTGGTCTCAGATTTGACCAGCAAGGCCTGCAGCCGCATGAACATATCAGGCTCCCTTCACATCGGATTCGGATTTGGGTTTGCGGGTGCCGCCCGCCTGGGCCGCTGGCGCCGGGGATGGTTCGGCCGCAGCCGGCGCCTCCGCGCTGTCCTCGATCAGCGTCAGGCTGCCGTCGGCGTTGCGGATATAGCTGCCGCCGGAGGCGGGCATCGGGTGGTCGGTCATTGGAGGGCTCCAATCAGATAACGGGTGGTTTGCCAAAGCTGGATGTAGATGCTGACGCCGTTGCCAAGGTGGGTGCTGTCACCACTGACCAGGGCGCAGATGTCGCCACCGGTATCGACCTGCCATCCTACAAGCTGCTGCTCCACCGCTGCCTTGCGGGCATCGAAGGCCAGCGCGCGGCCTGCGCCGCGCGGATCTCCATGCTCACGAAACAGGATGGCCGTCGCGAACTGGATATCGACCGTTTGCGTGTGCCCACCCGTAGCATAGCGAGGCGGACGTGCTTTTTCGCGCACGGGCACAACAAAGACCGTCCCGTCGATGGCTGCGGTTGCACGGCCGACGATCGCATTGATCTCTTCGGCCACCTCGACGGACGGAAAGGCCGCGCTTACCAACAGGTGCTGATAGACTGCGTTCAGCACAGCCACCCCCTGAGCATAGAAAAATGCGGGTCGTGGATTTCCGCCAGGAAGCTGCCCGAGCTGGGCGCGGGTTCGGAACCCGATGCGTCAGGCAGCGTAATGAGGCCGCGAGAGACATCCTTCAGGCCGCCGATCGCATCCTTGTAGTCGGCGGCAACATAGTCAGGAGCGCCGTCCCGGTGCAGGAAATAGCGGGCAATCGAAACGGACCAGGTGCGAAGGATCGGGGGCGTCGATGCCAGCGGCAGCGCGTACTTTGCACCCACATAGCCGTTGACCATGTTGTCGGCATGGGTCAGCGCGGCTTCGATCACCTCATCATCCGGCACACCGTCGCGGTTGCGATCGGCGATTTGGCCGATCTCCGCCGTGCCTGCCCGGTCGAGCAAGTCTTGAAGGTTGGCATAGCTCATTTTGATCGCGCCGACGCCGCGCGAACGGCGCAGTCCTTTGCCTCCAGCAGCTTCCGCAGGCAGACCGTGCGCTCTGCACTTGCGGGCAGTAGATTGACGATCCGCGCGGCCATAGCGGCAAAGGGGCTGGACACAATGGCCAGGTGCGAAGGCAAGTGGTCCCAAGAAAAGAACGCCAACAGCGCC